GAGTCAACTGCAAACTGCAAGTTTTCCTCTGGCATACCGTTGGCTTTAAGCATAGCAGTAATGCCATTCATCATACCATCGTAGCCATCACCCCACTCACCCCGAAGCTCTTTATCCATAGCCTCGTCGGCTTCTTTCATTGCTGTGTTGGATTCTTCGATTTCTTGAGCAACCATTCCAAGATACCAATCAACAAGTCCCTCAGCTTTTTCTGAACTAGCTCCCATTGCGTATGCTTGTTCTTTAAATCCCTCAACCGCTTTCTCAAAGAATGGAGCCGAATCTTCGCCAACAAGTTCTCGAAACTCGTCACCAACCGTAAAATCATATCCGTCAGTACTTTCAGGGCGACCAAGTTTACCATAAAACTCAGCCCACTCGTCTTCCGTAGCGTCAGGTTTAGGTATATCACCCTTTTTACCAGCGAAACTCTGAAGCTCTTTAATATACTTTCCAACTTCTGTAGCATCTTTGCCCTCCAAGTTTTTCCAAAAGCCAGCATCTTTTACTTCGTCATCTTCGATCTGGCTTAACATAGAGCCAACAAATGACTCTGGCTGTGTGTTGCTTTCCTCAACAGGTGTTTCTTCTACTACTACTTCTTCTGCTGTTTCTACTACTTGTTCTTCACTCATAATCTTCCCTCTCTATTTCTTTCATATTGAGTTGTTTTTTTATAGATAGAATCACACTCCGTAGAGAGTTCATCTTAGATTCAATGATGGGGTCGTTGTACTCGGTGTAATCTTCCCACTTGCAAATCTGCACAAGAAACCTAGCTACCAAACAAGCGTTGTCATTTGCCGGGTCAAAGACCTCAATGAACGCTCGTCTTGTTTCTTCTGATAAATCCTTCTCGCTGTCCCACATAAAGTCGTAGGTCACTTTATCAATTATATCCATTAAATACCTTGTTGTTGTAGTGCTTCTCCAATTAACTCTGCGCCTGAACCAGGCTCCGGAGCTTTCTGAGTTTTAACATATGCGTCACTCAAAGTTTGAGCATTTGCTCGTTGTTGTTCAGCCATTTGCGCTTCCATCCTCATATTTCTCAATTCTTCAACTTCTGCTTCTGATAGCTGTAGATCAATCGGAACCATATTAACTTCTTGTATGAACCGAGATGTTTTATCAGCATTTACGTTGTCTAATATCTCTGGCTTGAACTGCGCAATTTGCATCATCTGTTGCATCGCTGTCATTGTTCCAAACAACTCAATCTGCCGTGAAGCAATAGATGCTTTACCAACTAAATCAAATTCTAATTTTTGCTCAGATAGTTCTTCTATTTCAAGCTCTGGGAACATACCGGCTCGCATCATTACCCCAAAAGCCCGTTCTAAAATTGGAATAACAAAATATTTATTTAGTCTATTAACAGCGGGTGTTAAAAACTGCAATGAAAGATTTAAACGCTCAGATGACTCAAACGCTGTCATATTCTGTTTATTGAGAAGCGGATTAAACAGCGGTACATAGAACGCATCGAGAATCTCTTGTTCTTTCTTTTCAATCATCTGGTCATTTACAATTACGTTATCCATCGGACGCAACTGCTCAGGTTTAGAAAGCGGGTTTCCAGCATTCCAGTAAATAATAGAACCAGAATCGTTGCTGATGCGACGAACACTACCATCATTTGGAGCCAACCACGGAGGGTTGCTCACGCGCTCTGCACCACGGATTCGAGATACTTCCATACGGTTAATCATAGGCAATGTTGCAAAGACTTCTAACGCAGGTGATCGCCCATACTTCTCATAGTTTGTTTTATAAAACCGACCCACCGAGTAGGGCATCCCATCAAACCCTGACTCCAGAACCAACTTACTACCCTCTAGAGAAATATAATATGAAGCAATTAGCTTCTCAGTCTTCTCCGGTGAGTCGGGTACAAACTTACTACGAGGCATTACGATGTGAATAAATGTAAACTCTTTTGTAGAACTTTTAGGGTCCGCCGCTAGTTTAGAGATATTCTCAGGACAATCTTCACCAAACTGTTGAACAGCCTGGCGGGCAGTCAACTTGAACTCACGAATCACTGTGTCAACCTCGCCAAGATAGTTTTCACAAAAATAAAATTGATTGATATAGTGCGATCGAAAGTGAAGTAACTTTTTATTTGTTGGTTCGCAGTACAATGCTGTAGTGCCGATGTAGCCACAATGGTCAACACACTGTCCCATTTCTTCATAGAAGTTTGAGTCCTCTATAGCTCGAATAAACTTTTTAGTTACAGAAGTTAACGCACGAATAGCATTGTCGTTTTTTTGTAACTCACGTTTTTGTGGCACAACGCGAATCCAGTTTTGCCCCTGAGGGAACAAGTGGCTCATCATTCCGGCCGTGAACATACGACGAGCTTTAATTCCGATGTCGGTTATGCGTTTCTCGTCATCCCGCCGACCCTTAGATCGTTTGCTTTGGATGTTGTCAGCACTAGGATTGCAAAACTCTGCCGCTGATTCGTAAAGACTTTCGAAGTTGTGCCGTTCAGAGCTAGACTTCTCGCGCTTATACATTGCGATTAAAGAAGATACTTCCATTAAATTTATCCTTTTTAAGGTTTAAAGTTCTGCTTGCTGCTGTTTTCTTTGAGCTTGTTGTTTATTATATTCTGCAACATAAGCATTATATTGATTTAATAAATTACTTTTATATTCTTGTCGCTCTCTATACTTTTGCGCTCTTGCTGTTCGACCTGTTCTTGTAAATGGATCTTTATTACCTTTTTCATAATTACGCAAATAATCTGCTGCTTTTTCACGTTGTTTTGAACTATACATAGAAACTGCTTGAGAAAACCCTGCAGGATTAAACTCTTCTAAACTTTTTAATTCTTCTTTTTTAGAAAATGCCGCCTGACCTACAGCTTCTTTAGCTGATGCCATCTCTCTTTTAGGAGCTTGAACTAACTGACCAGACTCTCCTACAGTTTGCCCTTTAGTTATGTATCCAGTTCGCTGTGGTTGCTGACCACCCCTTCTAGATAACGCAATATCTAAAACGCCTGTGTCTATTTCACCTGCAGGGGGTGCAAACATTGTTGGTGGCTTTGGAACTCTTGGTACATTACTGTCGCTTCCCATGAAAAAGTCTCCTAATTCTACTTAGTTTATAAAATTTTAATGGCTTATCTTTACCCCGGTCAAACGCTATCCAATCTAAATCGTAGGGTAATATATCTGATAAGCGGTTCACGTCTCCTGCCGCGTAATGTACAAACCAACAATCAACTTTGTCAAGTTCTTTTTCAGTCTTTTTTTCTAATCTGTTTTTATTATGCATTGTAAACATAGCAAATAGGCGATCATCGCTATACACCACTCCAGTCGTCGAGTAGTGATGTATCAACTCCTCTAAATCGCTCCCATAGCGGTCTATCGCTTTCTGCATCGGCTTGTTCACTGACGTACTCCTGCGCTTCTCCAACTTTCGTCGGTAGATTTCTAGCCATACCCTCTCCCAAGTACGACTCTACTAAGTTCAAATGGATTGCCATTACCATAGTGCGGAACGCATCCGCCCCGTGAGAGTGTGCATCGTGTACTGGTCGCCCTGCTGACCCCTCTCGGTAGGCATCTAGGTGTTCTAACAAGTCCTGGCACCGCTCATGAATGACAATATCGCGCATCATACGACGACATATCTCAATATCTTGTAAAACTGAGTTAGTCTTTGGTACTCTTCTAAAGTCTATACCCACTTCTCTAGCCCTGGTAACCAGGTCACCGAATAACATACGCTTGGATACGTCGTGCGGCGCGTAATGCCCCCCATAACTGTAGTTTTTACTGTTGATTACCGTCGCATAGTCCTCAATCTTCTTACCGGTAGACTCGTGATAATCAATAATAAACGGCTTTCCGTTGACTATTTGCGCAAACACAATGCTTGTAGCATCACTAGTTCCCAAGTCCCAAAAGGTATATACTCGTCCAGAGCCATTATAGTTACCAAAACGGCCTTCATTCCTAAGAATCTGCAGCTCGTGGCCATAGTAACTGTTCTCTACCTGTGAAACGGCCTCGTTAAGGTACTCCTGCCTCGCCATAGCGTAAGATATAATTCCGCTATCCACATCATCTTGGATATTTTTAAAAGGCTTGCCGTCATACTTATTAATTTTTCCAGCCAGTTCAGGATTAATTGATACACCATCCCCAACCCAGTAAGCAGTTTTGGTGTCCTCAAGGGTGTACCACTGAGTAAACCAATCCTTACGGTCTTTGTTATTCTCGTACAGTCGCCATAAATGATTCGACTTTCCACGCAGTGTGCCATTGAAAATAACAAATGCAGAACCTTCCGTAAGGATAGGAGCCAGAAAGCCACTAACCTCCTCTTTATGCAATGAAAACTCCGATAGTACATAACCGCTCCCTCCCTGTCCGACAAAATTTAAGTTATCCGTTCCGTCGATTTTTATACGGCTGCCATTAATCAAATCCAAGAAAAAATCACTATTGTTTTTGCGATTAACAATCTCAGGCGGACAGCATAGGTCCACCAATTTTTTGCCCCCCGCCCATTCGCAAATGTTGTCCCATAATGCACGTTGCGCCCAAGCTCGCGTCGGAAATAAGTAGTAATAGTTGCCGGGTGTCTGTATCGCCCGCTTTACCAATGCATTGAACGAGGTCACATCCTTGCCCGCCCGCCGATGCCACGAAATAACAGAATACTGTCGCCCCGAATCAAATGCCTTGAGAAACGGCACCTGATAGTCGCGCGGTTCAAGCGTCGGAATGCGTATCTTCATCTGGTATCCGCTCGGCGTAACATACAGTACAAATCCACTCAACAACCATCCCTTGACTGTCTTCTACACCAATCACAGGATTGTCGATCGTATCTATACAACAACACTCATAACAACTTTTCATATACTACCTTACATTACCCTACACTACAGAGGGGGTACGAACCCCCTAAAATTACCCTTCGGGCTAAGATGCAATTCCTTCCGCAAAACTCGTTCCACAGTACGGACAACAAATAGGATCATTTAAGCCGTCCTCACCAATTTCGTGTATAAAAAAATAGTTCTTACAAGTTACACACTCAATGTATGATAACTGACGAATAATCTGCATTATTTCTTGCGCGTCGATGGCTTCCTCCTCTTTTTAGCTGGGGGATTATAATTAACCACCTCTATCGTTATGTCCCGATCCTTGTCTGCCAAGCCCAGGTATTCGCCCAGTCGATGAGATGCCTGCGCATTACCCTTGTCACTCTCTGCAAACAAATGCTCAAAGACCGCCTGACGCACACTCTCTTTATCGTCAAAGTTTATCTTGCCAATTTTACTAGCTTTTTCCTCAGCTTTACGCAACTTACGCAGCGCCTCATAATGTTCCTGTGCAAATTGCCATAATGCCTTATTGTCTGTAGCAATCTCTTTTAATCTACCAAAAACTATTTGTGCTGATTCCATGGTCTTGAATTTACATAAAAGAAATTTTACATCAAGTGCAAATTTTAAAAAAGTTTATCGAGGTCTAAACGATAAAAAAAATAAAAAACTTGGCGCCGATGTCCCCCTTGCCAAACCCCCCTCCCCCCTTCAAAAAATGCACCTAAAAATGCGACTCCAAATGTGATCGTCTCGCGTACGCGTACATAGTGGAAGGGTTTCCGGTGGCGGATGGATTAGACTATTTATTCAACGTGTAAAAAAAGTGAACGTTTAATTTGACACGTTAAATTGTTTCGTGATATCTCTTAATCATCGCAAGCAATTAGGTTTCGATTAATGGAGTAAAAAAATGAGTATTACGACCGAAATAAAACAGATAATAAAAAGAGATGAACAAGCTCTTGAAGGGTTATGGAAAAAGGGCGATCTTGTAGACTATGCAAGGGATCGGGCGGATGAAATAATAGACGGATTCGGTTTCGCATGGGATGAGATGGAAGAAACAAAAAATTGTGTTACTTGTTGGATATTGAACGAATTAAAAGAGGTGAATAAATGAGCATAGCTGAAACAGTAGATA